GGTAGAGACAGCAATGACAGTAGACGTACAGAAGTTGCCTTGCAGAGCATTACCTGACAGAGGCATCACTAACGCCACTGCTAAGGCGTTCGACGTAAGAGTGGCGGTTGACCCAAAGGATGGCACAACTATAACGCATCACTTCTATCAGGACACCAAGGACGGCAAGCCTGTAGGATATGAAGTAAGAGAAGTTGCTAGCAAAGAGTTCAGGTCTCAGGGTGATCGCAAAGGTGCCCTAGATTTATGGAACCAGAGCCGCACCTCCGGCGGGCGCAAGTTGTTCATCACTGAAGGTAGATGTGATGCAATGGCCCTGTATCAGGTTGTAATGGATAATACGCCAGCTAAGTACAAGCATTACCTGCCGAACGTAGTGTCCCTTACACGTGGCTCTAGTGGCGCTGCTAAGGACATTGTTAATAACATCAACTTTTTGAACAAGTACGAAGAGGTTATCCTCTGCTTTGATCAGGATGCAGCAGGTGCAAAGGCAACTAAGGAAGCCCTTAAGGTTTATCCCAGCGCTAAGGTAGCAACCTACTCTGAGAACGATCCGAATGCTATGCTGTTAGCCGGTAAAGCCAAGGAATTGTATCAGGCATGCGTTTGGAACAGTTCAGTAGAGCGCATGGGTGAAGTGGTTGATGTCAGCGACATCATTGAAGCTGCTATGCAGAAGCCTGCAATGGGTATTAGTTTCCCTTGGCCTACTGTCACTAAGGCGTGCTTTGGTATACGCCCCGGCACTATTCACTGCGTAGGTGCAGCCCCTAAAATAGGCAAGACTGATCACCAGCACCAGCTAGTGCATCATCTTGCTCTGGTAGAGAAGGTTAAGGTAGGTGTATTCGACCTTGAGAACAGCCCTGTACGCACAGCTAAGAAGCTGGCTAGTAAAGAGGCTAAGGTTGACTTCACTAGACCTGACAAGGAGTACAGTGACGACCTGCTACGCGAGTCCTTGCTAGCCTTTGAAGGCATGGTGCGCTTCTATGACCGCTGCGCCAGCAGGGACTGGGAGGATATACGGGTAGCAATACAGGAAATGCATATTTTGGATGGCATCAATATATTTATCTTGGACCCCCTAACTGCTCTGGTATCTCGGTATGCATCCTCTGAAGCTAACGACAAGCTGAATGAAATTGCTACTGACATGGCTGATCTGGTACAGAGTTACCCGATTACTATCTTCACGTACAGTCACGTTAACCCTAAGCCAAAGGGCAAGAAGACGCACGAAGCAGGGGCTAGAGTGTACAGTAGTGAATTCACTGGTAGTAGAGCTATGGAGAAGTGGTTTCACTACGGGCATGGGATCAGTAGAGACCGTACTGAAGAGTGCCCAGAGGATAGAAAGAATATGTCTGAGTTCTATATGCTGTTTGATAGAGAGTTTGGACAGGGTTACCTAGCTGATGTATACTTTGATGAAGCAACGGTAACATACTTAGAACCTAGTAAAAGATGGTGATGATACTCAGAAAACGGACTAGTTATGAAAAGAAAGAACTTGTATGATTTTGATGTTGAGTGCGGCAGGAGTAAATAATGGATTACGTAATAGATATAGAAACGGATGGGATCAATGCAACAAAAATACACTGCATGGTTGTTCAGAAAGTGGGTGCAGGTCTTGGGATTTATGTTGGAGATGACAACATACGGGACTTTCTTCTTGGTCTTAGCAATGATGATCGTCTTATATGCCATAATGTACGCAGGTATGATCACCCTACGCTGGAGCGAATACTTAAAATTAAGATTAAAGCAGCCTTAGTTGATACACTGGCGCTGTCATGGTACCTGTACCCAGAAGTTGCGAAGCATGGGCTAGAGGCATGGGGTGCGCGTCTAGGTGTAGCTAAACCTGAGATCACTGACTGGGAGAACCTTACCGTAGTAGAGTACGTGCACCGCTGTAAAGAAGACGTTAAGATAAACACTCTGTTGTGGGAACAACAAGAAGCTGACCTTAACTTGCTGTACGAGGGCGATCCCAGCAAAATTATACGGTACCTAGACCTGAAGATGCGCCAAGCGGCCTTACAGGAAGCCTCCAGATGGACGCTAGATGTACCCGCTGCTAGTGCACTACTGGGTACCCTAGAGTCGCTGTACGGTGATTCTACGGCCTTGCTGGGCAAGAATATGCCTAAGATTCCCCTGTATAAGACCAAGAAGGCGTACACAGGTGACCAGTTCAATATGTATGGTGGTACGAATAAGAACTACACAAAGTGGGTAGCATTCTGCACTGAGCAGGGTTACCCAGAGGATCACAAGCAGGACATTACCTTCCTTAGTGGATACAAAGAGCCTAATCCAGGTTCTGTACCGCAGGTTAAGGACTGGTTAGAGCAGCTAGGCTGGAAGCCTTGTACCTTTAAGTTCAGTTCAACGGGTAAAGCAGTAGCACAGGTACGAAAGGGAGATGAGTTATCTCCTTCAGTGAAGCTGCTATTGTCAGTTCACCCTGAGCTTAAATGCCTTGAAGACATGACTGTAATCAAGGATCGCATATGTACTGTGAAGCGTTTACTGTACAATGCCGAAGGTGGTACTGTAGAGGCAGCTGTTCAAGGGTTGACTAATACGCTGCGGTTCAAGCACGCTATCTGTGTGAACATACCAAGTGCACGTAAGCCTTGGGGTGCAGAGATACGGGCACTGCTTACTGCTAAGGAGGGTAATGTACTCTGTGGGGCTGATCTATGCAGCCTTGAAGATAGGACTAAGCAGCATAGCATGTTCAAGTACGACCCAGAGTACGTAGCTGATATGCAAGCTGATGACTTTGATCCGCACCTTGATCTGGCATTAGCAGCAGGGGCAGTTACACCAGCACAAGTTGCGTGGTACAAGGCTGGCAATCACGAGCCTGCTGTTGTACAGATACGACACAACTACAAAGGAGGAAACTATGCATGCACCTACGGGGTTGGTGTAACTACTCTAGCTTCACAGCTAGGGATATCTAGGAAGGAAGCAGCGGCTATTCATAAGGCGTACTGGAAAAGGAACTGGGCACTGAAGGAGATAGCTAATGATGCAGTGACTAAACGCAGCTTGGATAAGATGTGGCTATGGAATCCAGTAGCTGAGTTATGGTACGTGCTCAGGTCCGATAAGGATATCTTCAGTACACTGAACCAAGGCATGGGTACATTCTGCTTTGATATGTGGGTAGCTTATATCATCAGGCATGTACCACAACTAACAGCTCAGTTTCACGATGAAGTTATACTTGAGTGCCACCCGGAGGAGAAGCCAAAGATTATGCAACTACTTTACAATAGTATTCAGGGCGTGAACAACCTATTGAGGTTGAACAGAGAACTAGAGTGCGATGTACAATTCAGTACAAACTATGCAGGGGTTCACTAATGCAAGTATCAAGACAGGATATTAAAGTTAAATGTACGAACTGTGACTGTGACCTATTCCTTTACAGTATACCAGAGGATTTGTGGGAAACAACTAAACAGGGTAAATACGTTTGCGAAGATTGCTATGAAGGCGTTATCGAAGAGGAGCTCAATAACTACGGGGAGCCTATGTCTGAGTTTGAAAAAGAGTTCGGGTTTGATATCAATGACGAGGCTGGATACAGGGATTAAAAATAAATGAAAATAAAACCAGACACTTTGCTATAAAAGTTGTCAAAGAAGTAGAGTACACAAAATCACACAAACTTAACAACAAGAGAACAATCAAATGAGTATTACACGCAAAACAAATCAGTCAGAAGGCACCTCAGAGTACGTTAATCTTAAGCCCGGCGAGTACGATGCCCGCCTGGTTTATGTAGCTGACCTCGGCTTACAAGAACGTAGCTACGCAGGTGAAGAGAAGACTCCAGCCCAGCAGCTGTCACTATGCATGGAGTTGATTGGGGAAACCACTGTCATTGACGGGCAGGAAGTACCGCGCACATTGTGGTGCAAACCCTTTAACATCTTCTTCAAGATGTCAGACAAAGGTAAAGAGTACGAGTTCTACAAAGCCTTCAACCCGTCAGCTAAGCCTGATACAGTAGCGGATTGGGATTTAGTACTAGGCAAGCCTTGCTCTATTACAGTGATTAACAAGCTGGGTACAGACGGTAAACTGTACGACAACATCGAGTCAGTGCAGAGTATACCGCTCAAGTATCAGGATAATGTAGGCGCGAGCTCCTTCACTGACCAGTGCACAGGTGACTCTGAAGATGAGGACAGCCCTGCACAGAAGGCTATGTTCGGCGTAGCTAAGTACGTGCATGAAAGGCGTATATTTGAGGGTGATGGGAATGTAGATGAAGCTGCCCCAGTAGCAACAGAGGATGAATCCTTTGACGAAGACTGTCCTTTTTAACTTGAATTAGTGTTCTCTAACGGGCAGGGATGCCCACCCTAGGAGGCTGTATGAAAACTAGGATACACGTTAACCAGCATAATATTAAAGCTAACCAGAAGTACAACGGGGACTTGCCCTATTTACCTGTACTAACTGTCAAGGACTACAAGCAGAACAGGAAG